TTATTTGCGGTATAAGTAACTGTTCCTGATCCAGTTAAGTCTTCATCAAATAAATTATTTTTAGATAATACGTTTGTTGAATCAAATATAGTAAGTGGATTTGATACTCTTAATCTACCAAATGCATCATAAGCAGTAGAGCCATCTCCACCACCTATTACAGTTGGTTCAACATTTACATTGTTGCAAGACATGTTAGCAACCAAACCTCGAATTGAACCAAGTGAATCTTTCTAGTTCTTTTCGTAAATCTTCTTGGTATGAAAAATTTAATTCAGTTTTAATAGTATCGACTGCACGAAGAATTTGTCTTTGGTTTTCGACATCGTATTCTTCTTTTGGTTCTGGTATGTATGAAGTTATTCTAGCCATTATATTTTCTTAAATTCTACATCTATTTTGTTGTAATCAACCATCATATAACCATTAGGATGTTTAACAGATGCCCAAGATACTTCATCTGCCATAACACCTTGATAAGTTGTTGGATTATTTTTGTAATTAAATTTATAAATATTTATATTAGAAGGTGATTTACCAATTAGTTCTATATTTTCTTTTAATCTTTTATCACTAAAACCAAGATTACCTAAACCAGAACTTGTTGCACTTGTTGCACCTCTTCCTGTTCCTGATGATGGTCCGCTTGTAGCACCTGTGTCTCTTCCTCCGCCACCGCCAGATCCAATGCTTGACAGTCCACTAGTTTGTTTTATAATTTTATCTGTTTTTTTTACATCCACACCTCTGTCTTTATCTTTAGCTTCATTTTTCTTTTGTGTTTTCTTAATACGTTCTGCTTCTTTTCTTTCAGCAATTATATCTCTTGCTGTTTGTGCATCTAAAAATTTACGTTTAGCTTGATTTAATATACTTATTGTATCAATTAGATCAGTTGGCTTACCAGTAAATGGATTTATTGGTACAGGACCTGTATATTCTTCATTAAGAGCTTTTTCTATTTGATCTTCACTCATTCCGTATTTTTCTCTTAATGTTTTAGCTATAGTTTCTTTTCTTCTATCAAAAGTTTCTTCCGTTATTTTATTTGCATTATAACCTGCCATTATTCCTTCAGGTGTCTTATAGTTTAAACCGGTTGTTACAACTCTTCCAACGTCGTCTAACATTATTCCTTGACCTAGTAATTCATTTTCTAAAATAGCTCTTCTATGAACAGGAAGAGCATTTGCAATACCACTAACCATACTTTTTGCAGCAAATCCTATTGGATTTACAAGAGCCATTCCTACTTGAACAAGAGGATTAGTTTTTGTTTGATTTATTAATCTTTCAAGTCCCGACATTTTTGCTGGATCTTTTTGTCCAACTCCATAATATTCTGGATATGATTCCATATGTTTTTGTAGTCCTGTTTCAGTAGGATATAAATCCCCTACATATCTACTTTCAGCAGCTTGTCTATAAGAATAAGGATTGTACTGATCAGGAGTTCTAATACTAGGATCTGTTGAATCTACACCATATGGATTAAAACCCCCACCATCACCTCCACCTAAATTATTTTGTGGATATAGTAATGCTAATTGTTCTGGAGTTAATCCTGTTGGTGTTAAAGATTTTTCTATTTCTTGATTAGGAAGCACTGCTGTATATTGTGGTAATGCTCCAAATATACCAGATATATTTGGTAATGGTTGATTTAAATAATCAACCATATTTTGTGGTAATCCAAATCGTCTATCGTATATCATTATCGTCTACCGTCTGGTTTTATATCTACTCTTAATGTTCCATAACGCCAAGTTTCACCTACAGCGTCATTAGCAATTTTGATTGCAAGAAGCCTGCCTCTTGCTCGAGTATCTACCTTATCAGTAGAACTTGTAATTGTAAAGGGGCCAAGAGGTGAGCTTGATGCGGTATCACTTGGATAGTTATTTAATAGTAATGTCACTTTTGAATTACCGGTCAATACCTTAAAATCTGGTATAAATCTACTCATGGACATAATAAACTCACCATCTCCTCTAAGATCAGCAAGACCGGTTGTGCCTCCTAAAGCACTTCTACTTGCAGATATATCAAAGTCTCCTGATTGAATATAGGCATCAATAGAAGTTGTGCCTGATGAATTGATTTGATCGGTTCCGGTTTCATGAGCATAATAAATGGATGCTCCGTATTTTGCAGTAATTCCTTGTATTGGAAAATTAGGTACAGCTGTTTTATTATATTCAGTTGCATATGGTAAATCAAATACACCTGTGTCTACATAAGATGTTCTAGCAAGTGATGAAGTTGTCCAACAGTTTTCTCCGTAGTTAAATGTAACACATCTATCAATTTGTTCTGATCCTGATTTTGCATAAAACCAATTTACTTCATTATATAAAGTATTATGTTCTGCATAAACAATCTGGCCTGCATCATAATTTAAACCTAAATTATCTCCCGTAGTTGTAAACACAAAGTCTTCAACTAAACATGGTATAGATTTAACTGTACCATCGTACATAAAAAATCCACCTTCACCGGACATCCAAAAGACAACACCATTAGAATACGTCAGTGCATGTTGACCAATCAATCCACAGTTAGTACCAACTTGTTTAACTGAAAATGTAAATGGTGGACCAACGAATTGAATTACATAAGCAGAACTATCTGTTAATACTAAAGTATAATCTTTACCTGATACTGCTCCTACAATTTCATTACCTTTATCAACTCTAAATGTCCCTGCTGTATTGGTTGCTGTTGGAGCATACGTATTAAAGTCTTCTTGATTTGAAAATCTTATAAACATTGGATCTTGTGTAGATGGATTACCAATAGTTGTTTCTGTCCCAAAATGAAATACGTGTCTATCTCTATCGGATACTTGTGTCAGTCTAGATGCTGTAGGTGCACCAGTCATAACCGTTGCTCTATTTGCTCTTGGCGTTGCTGCTCCTGCATCCCAAGTAAATGTTCTACCATTGTGAATCGTTGCAACTAATATCTCACCAAAGTTATCTAAACTCCAGATGCCTGGATCCAGGATCACGTTACTTGTTGAACGCTCCGTGCCCCATGCTTCTTCACCCCATAAATAGGTTCCCCAACCATAACCTGCAGATTGAAATGTTGGACCTACATTTATATAAGGCAATATTTCTGCTGATCCAGTTCCAGAAGTTGTACCTGCTGAATTAGATGGCATAGTAATTTCAAAAGTATTTGTAGTTGAGTTTAATACTTCAAATGTATTGTCTGTAAAATCTGTTGTTGCATACCCAGATCCAGTTGGAACGGTAACACTAGAAAAGGTTACATATCGTCCATCTTGTAATCCATGAGCATTTTTGTTTACGGTAACGGTTGGTGAACCGGTTGTTGCATCAAAATCAGCTCCAGTGATTGCTGTATCTAAAGGGGTAATGTCATAAAAGTCTTCACCATAATATAAAAACAAACCTTGTGAGGTACCGATTGCAGTATACTTTTCACCTGCTAAAGATGTCCATGCATGCTGTGCTCTAGCAACCCCTGGTAATGTTTTATATTGTATAGTTAATTGATTCCAACCCCCTATTTTTTCAGGTAGTCCATATCGAAATCGAACAAAATCACCATCGACCCATTGAGACTCGGCTCCGGAATCCGTGACCATCTTGTTAAAACCGGGCTTGAAATTTAGTTTTTGTAGCATATAACCTACTATATAATACTTATGAATATAATGAAAGCGAGAATAATCTGGTTTCCCGAACGTCTATCATACATAGATTTTGACTCATTACAAGATAAAATAGACTGGGATCAGGAGCATTTAGAGACTGTTCGTAAATACATGAAAGAGGATGGATTGTTATTTCCTGCTGTATTTAAAGAGGATGAAATACATTGTGGTCATTATAGATTTAAAGTAGCAAAAGAAATGGGTTATGATGGTATTGAAGCTTATAAAGTCAATACTTATAAAGAAGTTCTACAATTGACTAATTTTAGTGAATTATGTTATAAGCACTACAAAGAATATAAAGAAAAAAACTATGTATGAATCATTAATAGAGGCAACAAAATTTCATGCTGTAAACCAAGATAATTGGATTGGTGAAGCATTAGCAGAATATAAACATAATATTTTTGAAATTATAAAAAATAATAATGTAAAAACCATTTTAGATTATGGTTGCGGTAAAGCAAAATTTCATTCTATTTTATTTAATAATAGAAAGGTTCCAGGTTCACCTATGGGTATAAACATAACTCCATATGATCCAGCAGTTGCACAATTTTTAAATAAACCAACTGGTCAATATGATTTAGTTTTATGTATTGATGTAATGGAACATGTTCAAGAAGATAAAGTGGATGAAGTATTAAAAGATATATTTACTTATAGTAATAAAGTATTTTTAACTATTACTTGTTATCCAGCTAAACAAATTTTAACTAATGGAAAAAATGCACATTATACTATCAAAGATCCAGATTGGTGGAAAGAAAAACTAAAACCTTATGATGGTAGCTATACTGTAATATTTCAAACAAAACCTGAAAGAGGTGGTGATGTAGTTAATAAAGAGGAGTGGAAACCGAATAAAACTACAATAAAAAAATTAGAAAAAAATGACAAAACATTAGATGAAACACAAAAAGAAAAAGCACAATTATTATGAACGAAAAAACAGTTAATATAGATAATTTTATAGGTGTATATGATAATTACATAACTAAAGAAGAATGTAATAAAGCAATAAAATTATTTGAAGATCAAAATAAATTTAATAAAACAGTTAATAGAATAGGCGCAGAAAAAGCTTCTATATTACAAAAACAAGATCAACAATTTTTTGCAGGATCAAATAATATTGATATATGGTGGGAATCTTTAAAAACCATGATGTTAAATTTTGATTTAGCTTGGAATCATTATGCTAAAAATACAGGAGCAATAGATGCTTATAGTGGAATCCAATTTTTTTTCACTACTTTAAAAATTCAAAAAACACTACCCACTGAAGGATATCATGTTTGGCATATTGAACATGGTAAAGGTTTTGAAAATGAACCTAGAGCTTTTGTTTTTTCAATATATTTAAATGATGTAGAAGAAGGTGGAGAAACAGAATTTTTACATTTTTCAAAAAGAACAAAACCTAAAACTGGTAGAATTGTTATTTGGCCTGCAGGTTTTCCTTATTTACATAGAGGTAATCCACCATTATCAGGTGAAAAATATATTTTAACTTCTTGGATGATGTTACGATGAGTATGATGTAGGTCTTGCACCTAATCTAGTAATTTTTTCAGACTCAGTTTCATCTTCAACATAATTAGCATCCCATTCAGCTTGTAAATGCATTAAATGTAATGCGTCCCATTTATCAATGAATTGAGTTTTAAAATCACCTAAATTTGCGTCTGCGTAAGAAGAATGTGGAGTTTCATCTCTATATTCTACTTCATCTGAAGTAACTGAATTACCATATTGAATTGCCCAAATATTTGAAAATTTAGGATCATTCCAAAAGTCATCATTATCTAAAACTTTATAACCAATACCTTCTGAAAGACCTTCAGCATAGTTTTTAATAATTATTTTGTCTTCAAATACTATTGTCCATTTTGCTTTTGTTGCCATAATTTTTCCTAAGTTTTAATAATATAAATTATTGTTAAATAAGGTTGAACAACAGAAGTTGCATCACCTGAAAAAGTTGCACTCATGTTGTGAGCGTGACCAGAACCAGAACCCGTATTATTAATACTTACTGCCGGATTATCCCACGTAGCTGGTTGAATTACAGCTCTATTAGCAACTGGACCCGAAGGATAAATAGCAACATTTAAATTATGATTGTGAGATGCAAGTTGTGCTGATGATAAAGTTGCATTCGCTGTTGAACCACCAACGTTTCCAGTTGAAGTTACAGTATTTGCCCCACCAGTTGAAGCTAAGTTTTTAGTTCCTGATTTTCCAACTGCTACGTTATCTTGTAAATCTGGTACATTAAACGTTGTTGAACCATCACCTGATCCATAAGTTGTACCAACGATTGCAAATAAATCTGCATACGTTGATCTTGAAACTGCAGCACCATTACATTCTAAAAATCCTGTTGGCACAGAAGAATCTGACCATGGCACAATTGTTGCTGTTGGNATACCTTCAATACCTGTAAGGTTAGCTCCNTCAAAATCGTATTTAGTTGCTTCGTAATTTGCCATATTCTATTTCTCCCTATAAGTCCAACCTGTTGTNGCGTCTCCAGAATATACTAAACTGAAACCAGCACCTTGTGTATTAACNNNNAGGTCAGCTGCACTGTTTGCTATATTAGATCCGTTTCTTCCAACAGTCAATGCATTTGTATTAAAATCATATCCTTGGTCAATAAATGAAACTTCATCACCCGCACTTGGAGAAGCAGGAAGAGTAATTGTGAATGCTCCACCATTTGTAT